CCTTAGGGGTCGATTTTATCGGGCTCATCCTCTCGAATGAATCCCATGGAGACAGGGGAGGGTGTGGGTCCAAAACGTATGGCCGCGTTTCCTTCAATATTATCTATTTGAGATAACATATGGTGGAATCCTAATAACTCACAGTACTTTCCGATTAGGATCGGATTTAACTGTTCATACTCTATGGCCCGTGTATAGGGCTTAAGGTACAGTCCGCTATCTAGGTCAAGGATGGGAATTCTTGCCTTTAGCGCGTTATTAAGGAATCGGTAAAGTTGAAGCACTGTTTCAGTGTTTCGACCATCGAGTATAGAAAGATGCTTAATGGTTTTATAACCCATAGAGATCTGGCTATATTCATTCTCAATGTCCAGTATATATTTGAGGACTTGAGGATCGATCACCGGCACGTCTTTACCATTAACATCTGGTAGAAGGAGTTTAAGTTCAGGGAGTTCGACTCGAATTCCGTGATCATAATTAACTCTACTCTTACGAGACAGGGGCAAGGTCACTGTCGCCGCAGAAGCATCTTCGAGACTCATATTATTTGATACTATGAAATCTAAAAGTCTAAAAGCTTTTCTATCCAGATTGTACCTGTCAAGAAGCAATTCAGCTTTACTGATCGCAATACGGGCAGATCGGTCCTTCATCGACTTAGTCGCTGTAGAAACGATGCCACCTAAAGTGGAAAGGATGATATTCCTCAAGAAGCTAATCTTTAGCTCTGGAGATACGTCATCCCATGGTTTGTCGAGGTCGGGGATCATCTCTGATCCGGCAACCAAGTCAATTACTGTTGTCAATTTGATTACAGTATTAATCCGGTCTTCTAACTTTTGAACTGGTATTTTTGTACTTGATTCAAAAATTCTTTTCTTCATCTCAAAGAGATCTATAAAAGAAATGTTAGGCTTCCTTTCTATCATATGATGATATAAAGTAGGACCGTAATGGTCGTTTCTAATAAATTTAGAAACTAGCCCTGGAGAAATTATAGAATAATCTGAATTATTCCATGAATTTCTAGAAACAAATTCCGTAAACGTCCCAAGAGAAGTTTTGAACTTACTCTTGGACAGATTTATTGGGACCCCTATTTCATTATACCTATCGTGCATAAGCATCTTAGGATCTTCAATGACTAGGTCATCTCCGACTTTCATAAAGTAGGGTAGAGGTTCATCTGGATAGAGTTCACTTAGAGAAAACTCTAGAAAGATGAGGTCGGTAAGTTGCGCTATTGCGAAACTTCCCTTTGTACCCATCCCTTGGCCCTTACCATAATATATGGGTGGGGTCTTTGGACGTACGAACCAGGGGCAATCGACAACCAATGTTTTCCAAGCATTGGCTAGCTTTTGTCCAAACAGAGCCTTCATTACAATGAATTGTAAGGAGGCTGGAAGGTTATCAGTCCAACTTGTAGCGTCTAACGATACGAGTCGTTCCTTAACTTCCTTCGTCTGAGATTGAATATCATCCCAGCCGGAGCTGTGTGAGAAGAAACAGCAATTTCTTTTATAGAGTTGCATTGTTACTTTCACAACGATCGCCTCGACGGAATTAAATATACATTGAGTCCAGAAATCGCAAATTGCGATTACTCTACTCTTATTGGCTTTATCGGGAATACTAGTTAACTTCCTTATAATAACGGAGTCTAGATTCCCTTTTGCTTCTTCCGACCGAAGTTGGAAGAACTCAAAGAATGCGTTATTATTAGTAATAATACACATTTCTTTGATTGCCTCGTACATTTGTTTGTTTCTTACCAGATATGCTGCCTCTTCCTTCGCTGATTCAAGCTTTGGAACCCCATTGGGGCCATTACTCGGACCAAGGAATAAATCAAAGGACATATCCGTCAGAGTTATACTCTCTCGGACGTTGGTTAAGCGCCTCTGGGCAAATTGCTCGAAGCGCCCAACCATTTCTGGTTGTAATTTGAACTTTGCCTTCAGTTCTTTTAATGAAGCTAAAGTTCGATTAGCTGAACATACCCGATTCAATTTGAATAGAGTATTAAGGAGTCGTCTCATTTCACAAATGTGGACTTCTTCCTTTTCTATTCCATTGTTATCAACAATGTAATGGAATAAGGGCCGTAAGTGGCTCAACTTAGTTGGCCATTTATCTTTACGCCCTGTCGAAACCCAGTCTGGATTCCGGACACTTCGACCTTCTAGGAGTGCCGTCGCATAGGAAGTTAATATCTTCCATTTGTCGGTTCCTTCGACGATACCATGATTCTTTATTAAAGCGTCATGTCGTCTCACTGTCTCAGTGATGAAGTACTTCAGCTCGACCTCGTTAAAAATTTTACCGAGGTCCTTCATAAATATGGGAACTAGTAGATCAAATCTAGTATTCCCTATGTAGCCAGACGATGGATTTGATCCATTATCACCCTTTGTCTCCTTCGAAGAAGGTTTTGGTAATTTCTTACCTCTATCCTTTTTAACTAAAGGTCGCGCAGCAGTGTTGATTGAATTCACAATCACTACTGAGGTCCCGTTAGCGTAACATCCTAAGATTAGATCTTGGGATAGTTTCCAATTGCGTAAAGTGGAACCATTTGGAATTCCAAATGTTACTATTTTTGTTCTGATGTATACCATTCAGTTTATAATTGTTTGGTCCCCGCATCCGAAATAGCCTTGACAGGCCACAAGTTAATGCGTTCGTGATCCTCCCGTAGCAAAGGCTCC